TCCCTAATCTGGGTATGGAGAAGCCCGCCAGCAAGAAGAAAACCACCAAGGCGAAACCCAAGAAAAAGTAAATCATAACGTTTTGCCCCTGCTTTTCATGTTACCCTTGACCGAGAAATTCACGGCCAAGGGAGGATTCACATGGGAGGCAGAGGCGGAAGCATGGGCGGTAGCCACGGCATGGGTGGAGGCGGTGGTGCAGGAGGTGCAGCGAAAGCAGCGGCACCGGCAGCATCCCAGACCCGTGAACAGCAGCTGCTGGCACAGATCAAGGGCAACCCGACGGCCCTGATGCAGATGAGTGATCAGGATGCCGCAGATACCGTCAGGGCAATCGACAACCTGCCTATCGCTAAAGACGGCACGCAGAATGACACGTTTGTGCAGCGCTATATGTCACTGGTCGGATGGGACGCAAACAAGCCAACCGTCCTTAGTGAAGCGGCCTATGAAAAGGCCCGCCAAAAAGCCGGTGAGGAATCCATGTATCATGCTGACAACGCCAGCAGTGCAGCAGTAGGCAAAAAGATGAACCAGCAGCTCTTGTCCGGCAAACAAGCCTACTATTCGCAGGGTGTGCACGGTGCAGGCACTTACTGGGCGCAGAGTGATGCCGGAGGGTCTGGCGGATATGGGCAGTATCAGGTTAAGGCATTTCTCAACGGAAAGGCTAGACCGATAACCACCTATCAGCTCAAACAGGATTTCCAGCAGCTTCGTCGCAGAAAACCCAAGTTATACAACGCTCTTGCGATAGCAAAGCGTGGTAGCTATGGCGGTAGTCCTGAGACGATGTACCCTATCCTCGCGGCAGCCAGAGGCAAAAATGTTATTCTTGATAACTACTGGGGCAACAGCACGCAACGGTCCGCGCGCCAGTACGTCGTAACACTCGACCGTAGCGTACTCACCATGAGCAGCAAAACAATCGCAAATGCAGACGGGTACACCCCGAACTGGTAAGGAGTAGAATATGGCAGAACGCAATTGGAATGAAGCTTTGATCTCTCAGGTTGAAAACAGCCCGGCTGGCCAGAGATGCGGCAGGGATGCACGCAAATATGCGGTGGATTGCTGGCACATCCACGTTGGTGACTGGCCGAAGCCCTACCCCGGCTGGAAAGACCCCTACGCCAAGCTGGATAAGGCCGCAAAGGCCAAGCCCAAGACCGCCAAGGCGAAAGCCAAAAAGTAAGTCATAACGTTTTTACCCTAGGCTCTCTGGTACAATTGCCAGAGAGCCTATTTTATTGCCCGGAGGGATTGCATGGAGAGCGTGAAACACCAAATCGAGTACAAACGGCTGGACGAAATCCGCCCCTATGACAATAACCCCCGGCGCAATGACGAGGCCGCAAAAGCCGTGGCCAACAGCATCAAAGAGTTCGGGTTCCAGTCCCCCATCATCGTGGACAGGGACGGCGTGATCATCGCCGGACACACCCGGTACAAGGCCGCCCGGAGGCTCAAGTTGCAGGAAGTGCCGGTCATCGTTGCGGCAGAGCTCGATCCGGAAAAGGTCAAGGCCCTGCGCATCGCAGACAACTCCACCGGCGAAGTTGCCGAGTGGGACCTGCAGCTTCTGGTGCAGGAGCTGACCGGCATCGAATACGACATGACCGACTTCGGCCTGAACCTCCAGATCAAGATCGACGAGGAGGTCAAGGAGGACGACTTCACCGCAGAGCCCCCGGAGCAGCCCATCACCCAGCGGGGTGACATCTGGCTGCTGGGCGACCACCGGGTCATGTGCGGCGACAGCACCAGCCCGCAGGACGTGGAGCGGCTGATGGACGGCCAGCTGGCCGATCTGCTGCTTACCGACCCGCCCTATAACGTGAATTATCAGGGCTCGAACGGCAAGAAGATCGAGAACGACAACATGGCGGAGAGCCAGTTCCGGCAGTTCCTGCTTCAGGCATACAGCCGGGCCTTCGATGCCTGCCGCACCGGTGCCAGCGCGTACATCTTCCACGCAGACACGGAGGGTGAGGCCTTCCGGGCCATGTTCCGGGAGGCGGGCTGGGGTTTGCACGGGTGTCTGGTCTGGGTCAAGAACAGTCTTGTTCTCGGCCACAGCGACTACCAGTGGCAGCACGAGCCCTGCCTGTACGGCTGGAAGCCCGGCGCGAACCACTACTTTGTCAACGACCGCAGCCAGACCACCGTCATCGACGATGCAAAGCCGGACGATCTGCGGCACATGAAGAAGGATCAGCTGCTGGACTGGGCCATCAAGGCGCAGGCGCTGCTGACGGAGAAGCCCAGCAGCGTGATCCGCTGCGACAAGCCGCCCCGCAACGCGGAGCACCCCACCATGAAGCCGGTGGTACTGTGCGGCAGGCTGATCAAGAACAGCTCCCTGCCTGGCCAGACCGTGCTGGACCTGTTCGGCGGCAGCGGCTCTACGCTGATCGCCTGCGAGCAGCTGAGCCGGAAGTGCTACACCATGGAGTATGACCCGCGCTATGTGGACGTGATCGTCCAGCGCTGGGAGGACTTCACCGGTGAAAAGGCCGTCCGCCTGAAATAACTATTCCCCGCCGGGGCAGGTTTTTACTCCTTTCCCGCCCCGGCATTTTTCATAGCCAAAACGGCACGCACACGGGTCATCCTCCGCCCGCAGGGCTCTGGAAGCAGAGCCGGTGCGTGCCGTTTTCTCATACGGAGGAGAAACCTTG